AATGCACGCTGGCGAGAGAGGGATATGCGGGTTAGTTGAATCCCCGGAGGATCGCGGGGCCGGGGCGGTGTGCAGCGATGAGCACCGCTAGTCATCATGCACGTGCCACGAGGTCCCTGAACGGCGTGTCGGATGGCGTGGGAGATGCCCGTGCCTGCTGCGATGGCACGCCGTCAGGGGTGGACGGGCCGCACGGTGAAGTCCTTTAGAATCAATGCCTAAGATAAGTCCTTTAGAATCAGCGTGGGTCCTTCCCGGAGGGGTAAGGGGTGCGGGTAGCTTAATGGCGCGTTGTGCGTAGCTATGACCACTTCTGGTGAGCGGTCAGTGGGTCACTTTAAGAAAGTCAGCCTATGTTACTGAGCCTACGGGCTTACGCCAAACGCAAAGGGGTGACCCTATCCACCGTACAGCGCGCCATCAAAGCGGGTCGGGTCACTACGACACCGGACGGCAAAATTGACCCCGATATCGCGGATGAGCAGTGGAAAGAGCGGACGAATCCGGCGAAGGCGCGGCCGAAGCGCAGTCCCAAGGCGGTGCGGGGACAACGGGAGGCGGAGCCTGACGCCGGCGCGGAACCCGAGGCCAGTCCGGATGATTACTGGAAGTCGCGGGCGGCGCGGGAATTCTGGGAGGCGAGACTCTCAAAGTTAAAGGCGGAGCGGGAAGCCGGAAACCTGATCCCGAGAGAGGATGCAGAGCGGGCCTGGGGCGGGATGATCGCGGCGGCGCGGTCCAAGGTACTGGCTCTGCCGGCGAACCTGGCTCAGAAGTTGGCAATCGAATCGGACCTGATTACTTGTGAAGAAATCCTGAAGGATGCAGCCCACCGAATCCTCTCCGAACTATCCGAATACCAACCAAGCTGAGCGCTCGCTCGCAAAGGTTGTATCGGTATGGGCGCCCCCTCCTCGGTTGACGTTATCGCAATGGGCGGACAAGTATCGCCGGACAAGTAGCGAGGCCAGTAACGAGACGGGAAACTGGGTAACCAGACCGTTCCAGCGGGAACCGATGGATGAGTTCACGAATCCGCGTACGCGGACTGTCGTGATTATGTCTGCGGTTCAGATGCTGAAGACCGAGTTCATCCTGAACGCAATCGGGTACGTGATCCATCTTGATCCGGGTCCAGTGCTGGTAATTCAATTCCGCGATACGGATTGTGAGATTTTTTCCAAACGGCGCCTAGCTCCGATGTTGCGTGATACGCCGATTTTGAAGGGCCTGGTTGCTGAGAGCAAGGCTCGGGATTCCGGCAACACGATTACAGACAAGTCGTTTCCCGGCGGCCATATTCGCATCGCGGCATCAGCCTCTCCGGGAAACTTGGCGGCGCTTCCGATCCGGTTCCTGTTCTGCGATGAGGTCGATAAGTATCCCGTTTCGGCTGGACCGGAGGGTGATCCGATATCACTCGCCGAGGGGCGTCTGACAGAGTTTGAGGGCCGCTGGAAGGAGATTCTGACATGTTCGCCGACGGTGGCCGGTTTCTCACGCATCGAAAAGGCATACCTGGAAAGCGATCAGCGAGAGTATGAGGTTCCCTGTACGATTTGCGGTGAGTTCCAGATCCTGAAGTGGTCGCAGGTGCGGTGGGACGCTTCGCTCCAGTCGCGCAAGAAGCAGGCTGAGTCGGCGTATTACGAATGTGCGCACTGCCAGGCGCATTGGGATGACGGTGCCAGATGGAAGACGGTCTATACTGGCCGCTACCGTGCTACGGCTCCATTCAACGGTGTCGCTGGTTTTCGGATCAACGCGCTCTGCTCGCTTAAAAAGCGGCTGAGCCAGTTCGTGCAACAGTTCCTGAAAGTGAAGAACGATCAGGAACAACTGAAGACGTTCGTTAATACCATCCTGGCGCAAACTTGGAGCGAGCCGGGAGAAACTCTCGAATGGGAGCGCGTTCTGGAGCGGCGAGAGCAGTATCAAGCCGGGATGGTACCGGCCGGTGGCCTGTTCCTGACGGCTGCGGTAGACGTTCAGCGCGCTGATGGCGGGCGCCTTGAGGCTCGGGTGAATGCGTATGGAGAAAACCGCGAGCGGTGGATGGTGGATTACCGGATCTTCCCCGGAGATCCGACGGACCTGAGTAGCCCAAAATCTCCTTGGCGCGGTGTGGAATCGATGCTCACGGAAACGTGGGTCACAGAGAGCGGCGCTGAGCTTGCGATAGAGCGTCTATTTGTTGACTCCGGTGACGGTGCGGTGACGCCGTTCGTTTATCAGTGGGTATCGAAGCAGCCGCGCCCGAGGGTGTGGGCGATTAAGGGCGATAAGCGGTGCGATACGCCCGTGGGTCCACCGAAGCCGGTGGAGGTAACCAGCGGTGGCCGGAAGTTGAAGCTCGGGGTTTTGTTCAAGATCGTCAACTCTGATTTTTTCAAGGCTCAGTTCTATGCCGACTTGCGTAAGCGCAAGCCTACGGACGCGGAAATTGCGCAGGGATTAGGGTTCCCGCAAGGGTTCGTGCATATCCCCGAGGATGAGCGCTTCGCCGATGAGCACTGCCGTCAGTTGTGCGCTGAGCGGCTTGTCACGAAGAAGAAGCGGAACGGTCGCACGGTAAGCGAGTACGAAAAGACGTACTCAAATGAGGCGCTCGATACGCAGCTCTACTGCGATGCAGGCGCATGGGATTTCGGTTGGCATCGTTTCCAACGGAGGCACTTTGAAGCATTGCGCGCGAAGGTGAAGGCTCCGGAGCCGACGATATCTCCGGGAGTATCTTTACAACCTATTCAGGTGCCGCAACCGGCTCCGATGCCGGCAAGACGGAAGTTCCAAATAAGGCTTGGCTGATGGCATACGCAACCGCAGATCTTGACGCGATTATCGCGAAACTTGAGAAGTCGCTGGCGCTCGGAACGGCGGAGGTGCAATTCGAAGGTCGCAGGTTGGTGTATCGCAGTGTGGCTGACATTCGCGCTGCGATCACCTATTTTAAGTCGCTCTATGACGAAGCGACGGACGCTCCCCGGCCGACGGTTCCGAAGGTGCGGATGTACCTCGGTTATCCAAACAAAGGGTTCGGTAATTTCTGATGGGACTCCGAAAAACAGCGGGCCGGTTTCTCTACCGGGCGGCGGCGGCGGTATCCGGTTACAACGCCGCGACGGGAGGGCGCCGGACGATCAAGATCGGGCAGACCGGCCGCGGCGTCAACAATCTGGCTCTGTCGGAGGGGGATCAACTCCTTCGTATGGCGCGGAAGGCGGCGTTGGATAACCCGTATGCCGTGGTGGGTATCGGAGCGTTCATCGGAGAGGTAGTCGGGACCGGCATCCGGCCGCACTCCAGACATCCGAACCCGGATGTACGGCGGAACCTGGAGCGCGAATTCTCGCTGTGGACTGCACAGTCGAGCGCCACCAGAAGGATTGGTCCAGGTGGAAAACCGGACAGCCTGCAAAACTTTTTCACTCAGGAGATGCTGGTTTGCCGGAACCTGATTGAGGCTGGTGAAGCGTTCGCCAGGCTACGCCCGCGGCTCGCTTCGGACTTGTCTCCTGATGGCCTGCGAGTGCCGCTCCAAATCGATCTGATTGAGCCGGAGCAGTTGGCGTTCTGGCGTATGTCCGGAGATATGGCGTCTCCGGATAACCTGGTTCGCGCGTCTATCGAATTCGATCAGATCCATCAGCGTGTCGCGTATCACTTCTATCGCGAGCATCCCGGAGACTCTACGTTGTGGCCGAACACGTTTGAGGTTGTGCGCGTGCCGGCGGATCAGGTCCTGCATTGCATGGAATTCGTCCGCGGGAATCAGATCCGCGGGATAACTGGACTGGCTCCGATCCTGGTGCAGTTGGATGACCTCGAAGGATACGACGATGGAGAGCGGTTCCGGCAGCGTCTAGGGTCTTACCTGTTCGCCTGGAAGAAGACGGCGACTCCGGACGATCCGCAACTTGCCAATGTCGCCAACTCCGCCGGAAACGAGACGGCGCCCCAAGGTGCCGCGTTCGTGGAATCGCAACCCGGAGCGATCACGGTAATTGACACCAACGCCAACGAGGAGATGGGCTTCTACTCTCATCCCGGCGTGCCTGGGACGTATGAGCCGTTCATGCGTATCCAGCGGCAGACAATTGCGGCCGTCCTGCGCGTGACCTATGGGATGTTGACCGGGGATCATTCGAGCACGACGTTCATGAACGCCCGGGTGGATCTGCTGAAATTGCGGCGGATCTGGGAGCAGTTCCAGAAGGCGGTCCTTGTTCATCAGTTCTGCCGTCCGACGTGGCGTGCCTGGTGTGACGCAGCGGCGTTGGTGGGAATTATCAACTCGAGCGATTACCGCAAGAATCCGGAGCAATATCTGGATGTCGAGTGGCTTCCGCAACCGTGGGAGTGGGTTGATCCGGCGAAGGACGTGGATACGGTCCGCAAGAAGATCGAATCCTGCCTGACTAGCCGTGCCCGCGAAGTCGCGAAGTTAAGCGGAGACATCGAGCAGATCGACGCGGAAATCAGGCAGGATCATGACCGCGAAGCTGCATTAGGCATCGTGCCAGTCTACGGTGCATCACGGGCAACGGAGGCGGTACCGCCGGGTGATGACGATCAGAAA